AAAATGAATAATCCTGTTGTTGTGGCTAACCCTTCAAGCCACAACCACACTCATACATTAAATTGAGATGCCTTTTAGGTGTCTCTTTTTTTATGTATTAACAACAACTAAAAACTATGAACAGTTAGGGGCATTAGCAACTAATTGGGCAAAAGGAGAATGAACAATATGGAAGAAAACAAACAGCACGAGCTAGAGCAAGAAGAAAACAAACAAGAGGAAAAGAATGAAGTCAAAACGTTCTCTAAAGAAGAAGTTGATAAGATGCTTCAAGTTGAATCAGATAAGCGTGTCACTCAAGCATTAGAGAAATCTAAAGCTAAGTGGGAAGAAGAGTATAAGACCAAATTAGAATCAGAAAAGTCTGAAGCAGAAAAATTGGCAGCTATGACTTCTGAAGAACGCTTTAAAAGTGAACTTGAAAAAGAACGTCAACAATTTTTAGAGGAACGCAAACAATTCAATCGTGAACGCTTGGAGAATCAAGCAATCAAAGAATTAGCTTCTTCAAATTTACCTGTTGAGTTTTCAAATTATGTAATGGCTGAAACGGCTGAAAATGTTTCTAACAATATAAAATCATTCAAAACTGAATGGGAAAACGCACTTGCTAAAGCGGTAGAGGACAAATTAAAAGGTTCTACACCCTCATCAAGTAATAAAAAACAAACTGTACTTAATGTTACTAAAGAAGATTTTAAGAAGATGAATTATCATCAAAAACTTGAAATCCAAAAATCAGATCCTGAGCTTTATCAACAATTACGTGGATAAAGCACACATAAAACTTAAAAATAGAATGGAGACATATTAAAATGGCACAAACTAAATTAACAAACTTAATCAACGCAGAGGTGTTTGCTGATGCAGTATCAGCTAAACTAGGAGATGCAATCAAGCTTTATCAAATGGCATTCGTGCAAAACTTTGAAGGTGAGCAATCAGGTTCAATCAATGTTCCTAAGTATGCTTACATCGGAGACGCAGAATTATTAGCTGAAGGAATGCCTGTAGATCCTACTTTACTTTCTCAAACAGCAGATGTTTTAACAGTTGGTAAAGTAGCTAAAGCGGTTCAAATTACAGACGAAGCAGCTAAAGGTTCTTTTGGTAATCCTATTGGACAAGCTGAAGAGCAACTAACTAAATCAATCGCTAACGGGATTGAAAAAGAAATGTTTGAATCTCTTGCAGATGCAACATTATCTTATGTGGGCGGTCAAACAGCATTAAATGGCTCAGCTGTATTTGAAGCTCTTAATCTTTTTGGTGAGGATCAGGATGGAGTTAAATTCCTTATTGTTCATCCTACTCAATTAGCTAACTTGAAACAAGATCCAAACTATGTAAATGGTCAATTCATTGACATGGATGTAGTTTCTTCTAATCGTGTTCCTGTAAAATCTGCATATATCATGAAACCTGAAGCAGTAGGTCTTTACTTGTCTAAAGATGTAGACGTTGAAACAGCTCGTGATACATTAGCATTTCAAACTGTAATCAGTGCATCATCTCATTTTGCTACTCATTTACGTGACGCATCAAAAGTAGTAAAAATTACTTTAGTTTAATATTAAGTAATACTGAACAGTAACAAATAATATAAAAATAAATTTGGCGGTTCATTCATATATGGATGACTGCCTTTTTTTTTGATAAAGAAAGTAGGTGGCTACATGTTAATTCACTATACTTTGAAACGTCTCCAAGAGGAGAAAGAAGCAAAGTTAAAAGAAGAACAGAAGAAAAAGAAACAACAGGAAAAGAAAGCCATTGAAGAAAAACCTGTTGAAAAAACTCAAAACACTCGTCAAAGAAAAACTAAGGTTTAGGAGGCGTTTATATGTTAAATAGAATTAAACGCATTCTTGGATTAGATTTTTCATCAAGCGATGAAGGTTCATTTATTTTAAATGAATTTATAGATATGTATACTCAAGCAATCCTTCTAGAAATAAATGAAATTGCTATTCCTACTTCTCTTGAGTTTATTCTTGTTGAAATTGTTTGTGCTAGATGGAACAAACGCGGACAAGAAGGATTAAAATCAGAGTCGATTGATGTAGTTTCACAGACTTTTCATGATGAATTACTTGAACCATATAGAGTTTATTTAGAGAAATACAAAATGAATAAGACTCAAAGCAATAGGGTGAAATTCCTATGATGTTTGATTCAATTTTTCAATTTGTTGATTCAGAAAAATTAGATGATGGAATGGGCGGATATACAGAAACGGAAATATTTGGGACTCCTTTTAGTTGTCACAAAACTCCTGTCAAAGTAGAAACGCTTCTCAAAGAATATGGTTTAGTGTCTTCTAAGGCATTTAAATTAATTACTAAAGAGTCAATCAATCCTAATGAATCACTGAAGCTTCTGGATATTAACACAAATGACAAATATAAAATAATTGATGTTCTTGATTATCAGGAATCTATTTATACCATTTTCCTAATTGGAGTGATATAAATGTCTGAAATTAAAGGGCTTGAAGAATTCATCAAATGGGCTGATTCAATTGCTGATGAAGTCGAGCAAGAAGCGATAGCATTAGTAAAGAAAACAGCATTCCAAACTGAAGCAGATGCTAAAAAACTCACTCCTGTAGATACTGGAACGCTTAGACGTTCTATAAATACTAAGATTGAGCCTGATGGTTTGAGTGCAGAAGTCGGAACAAATGTTGAATACAATTTCATAGTTGAGTATGGAACATCTAAACAAACAGCACAGCCTTATATGAACCCAGCCTTTGTCAAAAACAAAGAGAAGTTCATACAAGGCATGGAAAAGATTATGAAGAAAGTGGGTGATTAGAATGGCTATTCCAACAGTAGAGCTACAAAAAGCAATCCATAACGGATTGAAAACCAACTATAACGTGTTTGAGTCTAAGCCAGTTAATCAACCATTTCCTTATATTCTGATTGGTGAAGATGTTACCACTACCAACAATAAAACTAAAGATTATAAACGAACAAAACATAATATTACAGTTCATACTTTTTCTAAAGGCACAACAAGCCTTGAGTCAAAGACAATGAATCATTTTGTAAAGGAATTTATTGAAACAGGATTTGAAGTTGTTAGCTTCAGTCTTGATTTAGTTTCTCTAGAAATGATGATGACACTCAAAGAAGAAGGTACTGATGGAAATGTCTATCATGGCATCTTAGAATTTGAGATAAATCTAACAAAAAAATTAAATTAAAGGCGGTATATATATGACAGTACTTAAAGGATTAGACATTGCTTTATATGTCAACACAGAAATTGATGAGTTTGCTCCTGAGCCAGTTTGGTCAATGGTCGGTGGACAACGTGGGGCATCTTTAGAGCGTGAAACTGAACTTGTTTCAATCAATCATAAAGGTGGAGATGGAACAACAGATTACTTCGCAACAACTTCAGACTGGAGTGTAGAGTGTGATGGGATTTTGTTCCTTGATGATGTAGCCTATGAATTTTTAGAAGAAGCTTATGAAGCTAAAATTAAAATTATGGTTGAATTACGTAGAGGAGACAAAAAGTATGAAGGTTTAGCATTAATCACATCTCTTCCTATTGAAGGTGCATATGATTCTGAAGCTTCTTATACTGTTTCTTTACAAGGATGCGGCAAGTTAGAAACATCAAATCTATTTGTGGGATAAAAATTAATTAAGCAATAGATGGATGCCTTGTGTATTCACTATTGCTTTTTTATTTGATTCATTATTAAAAATTACTTATTTAAAAGGAGAAATATCATAGATGAAAATTGTACCGTTTACAGCAGATAAAGAGAGACATTTAAAATTTGGAATGAATACCATCATTCAGATTGAAAAAGCAACAGGAAAGCCAGTAGCAGAATTATTGGACACAGTTTCTTTTGAAGCTATCAGAACAATCTTATTTTACGGTTTAAAGTGGGAAGATAAAAAATTAACAGAAGAAACAACAGGTAATTTGTTTGATGATGCAGTAGAGCATTATGGTGACATGGAAGAGTTAATGAAACCAATTACAGAAGCATTAGTTGCTTCATTTGGTAACAAAGCCGTACCCAGTAAAAAGTAATGGTCAAATAGATGAAGACGGTCTGTTTAAAGCAATAGTTGGAAAACTTAAAATGCCTCTTTCTGAATATGAGTATTTTAAAGAAAACTATACTTTTTATGAATTGGGCTTATTACTTGAGTCTCATGTAACTGAGCAACGAGATTTCTTTGAATTAATGGCATTCTCATTTTCCATTGGATATGCACAAGCCAAAACAGGGAAAGAAATCAAAATGTTTGCAGATGAAGGCAAAGGAGAGAAAGTTAATAAGGTTTCTTCAGACCAACGAAAAGACACTTTAGATTTCTTATCTTCAAACTTTAACCAAAATAACTAGAGAAGGGTAGGGCTTTAAGCCTTGCCCTTTTTTATTTATCAATTTTTCAATAACGGAGGTGAACATATGTCAGAAAAGACATTAAGCATAAATATAAAAGCAGATATAGGCGACTTTAAAAATGCTATGGCTCAGGTTTCTTCTAAAGTAAAAGAAGCAGGGAACACAGTTAAGAGCTCTTTAGATGGAGCTGAAGGATCAGCAAAAAAAGGTGTTAGCGGAATTAAGTCTGCATTAGGTGGAGTAGCAGGAATACTAGCAGGAGCATTTGCAATTGATAAAATTAAGGATTTTGGAGTTTCATTAATTGAATCAGCAGCAGATGGTCAAGCGATGACAGCACAATTTGAGCAAGTGTTTGGCGGTCTTCAAGGTGAAGCGGCTAAAGCAATTGATGGCATGGGAAAAGAGTTTGGAATGGTAGGGAACAGAATTAAACCTGCTATGAGTACCATGACATCTATGTTCAAAGGATTAGGAATGGACACTAAAGAAGCAATGGATACAGCTTCACAAGCAGTTTCAGTTGTTGCAGATAGTGCTGCATTCTATGATTTAAGCTTTGAAGATGCTAACAGTGCATTGAACAGTTTTATCAAGGGTAACTATGAAGGTGGAGAAGCTATTGGTCTCTTTGCTAACGATACACAATTAGCGGCTTATGCTTCAAAAGAACTTGGTCAAGATTGGAAGACGCTTGATGAAAAAGGAAAGCAATTAGCAAGGATTGATTTTGCTAAATCAATGCAAGAAGCAGCAGGAGCAACTGGACAAGCATCCAGGGAATCTGATTCTTATACAAATCAACTTGGTAACTTAAAGCAAATATGGACTGATTTAAAAGCAAAGTTGGGTACTCCAATTTTAGCAACAGCTATTGCAAGTATTAAAGGTTTAGCTGATATGGTCAAAAATGTGGATACTGATGCAATCATCAAAGGATTTAAAAATTTTGGATCTTATGTAGTTGATGTATTTACTCCAATTGTTTCAGCAGTAAAGGATAACTTTAAAGAAATGTTTGGGGGAGGGATGGACACTTCTACACTTTCAACAGCATTTGAGAAAGTGAAAACAGCTATTAGTGGAGCTGGAGAAGTAATCAAATCAATTACAACAGCTCTAGGATGGTTCATTGATAAATTTGATTTCCTTATTGTTGGTGTCCTTGCAGGAGTCCTAACATTTAAAGCAATTGCAGCAGCTCAAGCATTATGGACTACAGCTATTGGTGTTTGGTCAGCAGTTACAAAAGCAGCAGCGGCAGTACAATTAGCTTTCAATGCAGTATTATCAGCAAATCCAATAGGGATTGTTGTTCTTGCAATTGGAGCATTAGTAGCGATAGGGATTCTACTTTATAAAAATTGGGATACAGTTACAGCCTTTCTGAGTAAGTCATGGGAAATGATTAAAACAACAGCTTCTTCAGTTTGGGATAGCTTAAAGACTTACTTTTCTAATACATGGAATTCAATTAAAGAAAAAGCAGTCTCTTTGTTTGAATCGCTAAAAACTTGGTTTAATAATACATGGAATTCAATTAAAACAGGAATTTCTAATGTGTGGAATGGAATTAAATCATTTTTAAGTAGTGTATGGAATGGAATAGTTGCAGTAGGAAAAGCAGTCTGGGATGGCTTTAAAACTTATTTAACTACAGCATTCAATTTATATAAGACAATCATTATGACTGTTTGGAATACAATTAAAACATTCTTGTCTACTACATTCAATGCAATCAAATCTGTTGCTACTACAGTCTGGAATGCAATTAAAACAGCTATTTCTACAACTGTTGAAGGAATAAAAACTAAAGTTTCTAATACTTTCAACTCAATAAGATCAACAGCCACAACTGTTTTTAATGGAATTAAATCAGCAATGACGAAGCCAGTAGAAGCAGCGAAAACGGCAATAAGCAAAGCCATTGATAAAATTAAAGGTTTCTTTAGTGGTTTGAAACTAAAATTTCCTAAAATCTCAATGCCTAAAATGCCCAAATTTACTATGTCAGGCAAGTTCAGTTTGTCTCCTCCTAGTGTTCCGAAAGTTGGAGTGGAATTTTATAAAGATGGGGGAATAATGAATAAGGCTACTGCATTTGGAATGAACGGAAGCAACAAAATGATTGGTGGAGAAGCGGGAAGTGAAGCTATTCTTCCTCTTAATAAGAAAGTTCTAGGCGACATTGGACGAGGCATTGCTTCAACAATGAAGAAGAATCAATCTAACAATCCTCAAGATGGATCAATTGTTATTAATTTTAATGTAGACAAGATGACTGGAACACAAAAAGAAGCAGAGTCACTTGCCTCTCAGATTGTTAATTCTTTATCTAGAGTGGGAGTTAGATATAAATGATGAGAGAATCAATTAACTTCTCCTTTAATGGAATTTCTAGTGAAGATATGGGTGTTTCTGCGATTCAAACAGGTGGATTGTTTGAAGAAAACTTTCTACCTAAAAGAACGATAATTGAGTCAAATGTTGCCAGTAAAGACAAGCCTTCATTTCAACGCGTAAAGAATGAACCTATTGCCTTTCCTTTGACTATCTTTATTGAAAATTGGAAAGAAAGAGATAGCATCAGACCTTTAGCTAAATGGCTATTCACTAATGAATATAAACCTCTTTACTTTGAATCTAATCCAGACAGGCTCTATTATGCAATCGTTGAAGGGGATTCTAATGTTTTTCATAATGGCAAGAAAGAGGGCTATGTAACGTTAAATATTAGATGTAATTCACCTTATACTTTTAGCAATCCATTAATACATGAGAATATTGAAAGCTCAGTTGGACAATACTCTATAAATAATAGTGGAGATATGGGTGTCGTTACTAAACTGTGGATTACTAAAACGGTTTCTAATGGGGATATAAATATTACAATAGAAGAAACTAATCAATCAGTGACTCTTTCAGACTTAGAATTAGGTGAAGAAGTTTATTTAGACGGAGATAATGAGGAAATAATTTCCTCATTATCAATAGTGGGCATACATCGTTATGACAATCACAACGGTCAATGGTTAAATCTGAATGAAGGAATTAATTCATTTCTTCTTTATGGTGACTTTACTTTTTCAATTGAATACCAAACAATATATTTAGCAGATTAAATTAAAACGTAAGCACTCTTTAGACCTCTATACTCAATTGATCTGGATAAGGTGTGGAAAGCCTTATCTTACATAGCTACAAATGGCAGTTATCAAAGGTTCCTCCTAATCCTTTGGTGACTGCCATTTTTTTATGCTCATTTTTAGTTTTAATCTTCATTTCAATCCTCATGTAAAACTTCTTCAAAAGTAAATTCTACAATATGAATTTGAATGCTCCTCAGTTGGTTCTACACTTTTCATACACTAACACGTTCCAAATTATGACAGCTCACAGAGCACTTTAGCTATTAAATATGACGTGTGAAATTAGTATTACATAATACTTCACATTTCTTCTGTTACATGATATAGTTCAACTTATAATATATTCATTTAGAGGTGTTAATATGTCAGATAAGCAATCAGTATTTGAAGAAAATATTGAAGCACTACAAAACAGAAGCAGCAGAAAAAAAGCTACTGTTGAGGATACACACAAAAGAACGACGTTCCTCATGAGAAGAGATTTATTAGAACGACTGGACAAGTTATCTGAAGCTCAGGGTAGAGGATACAAAACAGAATTCTTCAACAGAGCTATTGAATCCATGTTAGTTAATTTAGAAAAAAAATAAGGTGGCTAATGCTACATTATTTTTTTAGTATAGTGGTTGTTAAGCGTTTGAAGTCTTAAATGAAATGGGGAGCATATGAAAAAGAAACTTGCACTTTATACTCGTGTCTCAACTAACAAAGAAGAACAGAGAAAGTCATTAGAAAATCAAGAAGAAATTTATACTGATTATGCAGAAAGACATGGTTATGAGTTAGTCTTGCCTATTTATGCAGAAGCAGGTAAATCAG